TGTGCTGTTGGAAACTCTGGGTCTGGACTTGAAAATGTATCAGTGTCTATAAAATTTTTTGCTTGATTAGTAAACTCCCATTCACCTAACTCAGCATTATAATTTAACCCTATATCTGTTCCCTTGTAATAATTTGTCATTTACGTTTAAGTTGCTCCCTCATCTTCATCAGTTCCTGCAGAGAAGCTATCTTCCCCTGGAGTCGGTACACCTCCAACTCCGATGTTGCCACCGCCAACGCCAGTAATGTCTTCTGCATCCGCTCCTGTAGGAGCTCCTCCATCATCGGCCATTGAGGACTGTTTATTATTGTTTTTATCTTGTTGATTTCCATTTGCCATTCCCATTATTTTTGCAAAGATTGCCGCTTTTTCTGGGTCGTTTATTAATTTTTCTGGTTCTATATCAAGTGACTTTGCAATCTCAGATAATATAGAATGCCATTTAACAAACGGAGCCAGATTTTGATTTGATGCAACTTGCAAGAAAGTCATTAATCTTTGTGACCTTACCTCTTTTTGCATCAATGATGTTGTACCTCTTGCTTTGACATGTAGGTCTCCTTTTATTTCTGGAGTGCTTTCGTTAAATTGCATATTCCATGAAAATAATGTTTCACCTAAAGGTCTAAGTAAAAAATCATCTATATTTTTTATAACTGTTTTAATACTAAGAGCCGCCGCTCCCATTAACATTGACATACCTGCCGCAGTTCTAGTTGTTGATTGTACTCCTGTAGTTCCATGAGAGTATGATGGTATACCTGTTGCTTCATCAGCGAGTTGTCTAAACCTGTCAAACATCATTAAGTTTTCATTTGCTGTGTTAGGAAATTTAACTCCATGTATAGCTTGACCTGGCATACCACTTTGTCTTCTAAATATTTTACCAGGAAATACTTTCATATCTTGTCCTGGTACTAACATAGTTTCATCTACATCAAATACTAAATTACCTGCAAGTGCTAAATTATCAATAGCCATTCTTGCATGTCCATTCATAATTGTTTGCGAATCATCCATGTTTTCTGGAATACCTATACCAAAAAATTGATAAGGGTTTATTTCATAAGGGCAAACTAAATATGGTAATCGTGTAGGTGTAAATGGATTTAATACTAATCTAATAATTTCACCATTACATACCCAACAATTAACTTGGACTTCATCCATATCGTCCATGTCATCTTCTAGTTCTAGACCCGCTTCCATTGCAAGTTGACTATCTAATGTTCCCCAGAACTCTAAAATTTCATATCTATTTTTATCGTAATCAGTTGTGCTTTCTCTATCTTTTAAAGATGATTCATAACCACGAGCTTCATAACTTGGCCCCATATCTAATGCACTACGTATAGCCTCTTTTCTAAAATAAGGTCTGTTCATTAAATCACGTATTTGAGTACGTGTGTATACATGACGTTGTATTACATAGTCCGCATCATCAACAGTTGTTGCATCTGGGTCTGGATAAAAATCCCAACAACTTACAGCTTCTATTCTAGGCACTAATTTTTTTCTTGGAGAGTAAACATTTTCTCCAGTTATAGGGTCTTTTTCCCAATTATGACTAGTTTGTTCGTAGGTAAAAGGCCCTTTTAAAACCCCTGTTCCAAGCAATGCTGATTCAAATAACGTATGTTTTAACACATTAACAGCATTAGATTCTTCTAGTTGGTCATGAATTAATTTTTCCATGTTACCAGAAGCTTCTTCTGCAGGACTTATTTGTGGTTCTGCTCTGCCATCTTTTGCTTCACCTTCAACAAAATTAACACCTTTATATTTATCTTTTAATCCACCTAAAACATTTATAGATGTAGCACCTGGTTCTAAATTAAATCCATCACCTGGAAATCCATAAGGGCTATCCACTTGCTCTGATTTCTTAGAAACATGTGCATATTCAGCAATGCTTTCTGGAATAGGCGTAGGCTCTATCCCTACTGGAAATTTACCACTAGAGAATAAAACCTCGACTAATTGACCATACGCCGCTAAAACTTTTGTTTTAGTTATTTTAACAAATACTTTTGATTTTTCACTTTCAGTAAAAGCCATATCACTACCATAGACACCTCTATAGTTACGATACGCTCTTAACCAACGTTCTTCATCAAACTGACGAGCATCTTCTGCTTCTAAAAATTTAGATTTAATTAAACCTGCTAGACCAGAAACTTTATATTCCTGTTCCTCATTTTTTTCAGAATCGTCCAAAGCTAGTATTTGGGCGGATGGTTGTTTAGCCATAATTAATTTTCTTTTGCGTCTGAAAATTCACCTTGAGAATACCTTCTTAAAATACTCCCGTCTGGTTTTTCTTTTGCGGGTGGTGTATCTGGCACATTAGAAAACTCTCCTTGGGAATATCTTTTTAACATTCCTGCTTGAGGTTTTTCTTTTGCAGGTGGCCCATCAGGCACCTCAGAAAATTCACCTTGCATATATTTTTTCATTTTAATTGGTGTTTCCATTTTTCCTCCTAGTAATCTCTTTCATCTGCCATTCTAAAAACAGCAGGGTCAAATGTATTTTTCTTTCCTTTTTTAGGAAAATCACTTGGTCGTGTTTCATCATTGGCATGAATAGTCATGTCAAGTTTTTGTCCTACTGGTGCATCTTTTGAATAATCAGCAGGAAGCTCGCCTTGTTTGTATTTTTTCATTACTTCTTCTGGCATTTATTCCTCCAAAATTTTATTTTTAAGATACCCCATTAAATCTGGATTATCTACAAAAACAGTTATTAAACCATTAGTTAAACCATTAACTATAGCTTCTTCTTTTTCTCCTACGTCTACATTCCACTGATATATTATTCCGTGTAATATTTCATGCAATATTGTATTAGCATGAGAAACCCCTTCTTCATCAGAAGTATATCCTATGATACCTTCTTTAGAAAAAAACTGACCTTGTGCTTCATTTGCACTAGCTACAGTTTGTTTCCATTCTTCTAGTTTGTAATTCTTATAACCTATTTTTATTTTACTTGGTATTGTACTAACACAATCACAATATTTACCTTTAGCCATTAATATCCAAAAACTCTATCAGAAGGTTTAAATTTTTCTTTTTCTGTATATCTATTTGCTTCATAACTTTTTGGATGAACACTTCTGCTCATAACCCCATATCGAAGAGCGTCATACGCATGGTCTTCTGCATGTGTATCTACATCTTCTGGATTGTTTCTATCTATTGGTAACATTGGTAATGTTCTAATTAAATTAATACAATTAGAAAATACTTTTAATTTTGGTTGCCCAGTGTTTTCATCTTTAGATAGTAACTTATGTAATTCTAGTTTACCTGCTACTCTACTTCGTGGCGACCTATCTGATGGTCTCCATTTACAACCTTCTCTAATCATTGTTTCTGCAATACTAGGGCCAGCATCCCCTCGTCTTGACCAAGTAGAAGAGTCCAAGATTCCGTACCTAATATATTCACCTTCTTCTCTCTCAAGTACTTGCTTTGCGAAAATGTCTGCCGTAACTCGTTTGGTGTAATACTCTCTGTATACCCAGAAATTGTTATCGAAGTCCACTGCCATCCAGAGAACGCAAGCCGCAGATGAATACCCCCAGTCGCACGTTCTAAATCTGAGCCAACTGCGGGGAATGTTAAAAGGCTCCACAACATGAGTGGGAATACTAAATTCTGGAAAAGCCGAGTTTTCAAATGCACCCCAATCTCCTTCTAAAAATTGTTTACGTTGTACTTCTGGTAAAGATGACAACATAATTAGATAATCATCTGTCTGCATTAGATATGGATTATCTTGTAACTTTGCAGGTATAAATCTTCTTGTTATAGACCTATTCCCTGCTATTGTACTTATGTTTACATCAAATGCTGTATTTGGTTCTGCAGGGTCGACAAACATTTCTTTAACCCATTGAGAACCAACGTTACCTGGATTACCTGTAGACCTCATAAACACAGGTATATCTGGGTCTACACTACGAAGAGATGAACGTAAAAAGTTATATATCTCTGGTGTAGGATATTGTGGTAATTCATCAATACCTATCCACGTATACGATTGACCTTGGTAACGAAGAACATCAGTTAAATTTTCTGCGTAGCCAAATTCAATCCTAGCTCCAGATGGAAATCGCCATTCTTTTTCTTGCTCTCTCCATTTAGCACCTGGAAATGCTTGACCATATAAACGTTGAGAATGATTAATCATATCTCTAAGTTCTGGCATTGAACGTCTAATTAACAACGCTCTATGACTTCCTTTGTCACAATAACGAAGTGGGTCTATCAACATTGCGTATGATTTACCACCACCTCTTGCACCACCATAAAAAACTTCTCTTTCTGATGCGGCTAAGAACTCTGTCTGTGGCCCTTCGTTTGGTTGAAAGATAATATTATCTTCAACATGTTCTTGCACATTTGGTGGAAGTTGCTCTACTTCATCTTTTGTTAAGACTGCAGATTCTTTTCCTTTTAGTGCATTGTCTGTTTTTAATATCTGTTCTTTTTTCTTTTTAGCATAGTGTAATTCTACTGAGGCTTTTTGTATTTTTTTTTCTTGAGTTTTTAAAACTCTTTTAGCTGATGCCCTAGCTTTACTTTTTACGCTAAGAACTCGGGGAGCTTGTTTGACTCCTCGTTTTCTTCCAAGATTTTTTCTTGGTTTAGGTGGTTCAATGTCTGCCATCTGTTATTAATTATCTTTCTTAACCCTGTGTGTGTTATTGGTCTGTCTGTTTTTTGAGTCAACCATCTTGCAACCTCACGATAAGAACAATTATTTAAATATTCTTTTGCTTCTTCTAATGCATCTAGCTCAGATTGCACTGGCTCTATGTAATCTGGGTCGTCAGATTCTTTATAGCCAAATGGTATTACTCTTGCTTTTCTTTTAATTCGTTGCATCTTTTGGCGGTAATATAAATATACCATGAGCAACTTGTGCGTTAATATCTATCTTGTCTTTTTTGACAAGTCCAACACGGTCAAGTATTTGTTTGGCCGCTTCCATTCTAATATTAACACCAGGAGTTTTACCATCTTCATCTAGTGCATCTACTAAACCTTTTACTGCTTTTGCAGAGTTAAGTGCTAAAGAGTATTCTGCTCTTTCTAGTATTTCATCTTTTAATGCTTTAACAACTTTAGGATAAGAGCTTGGTGCATATCCTGCAATCTCTCCTGCTTTCTTTGGATTGCCTAACGCTTCTCCAAACAATGCATTGATAAAATTTTGTTGTTGTTCTGTTAATTCTTTTACTTCTTTTTTAACTGGTAACATTTATAACCATTGTCTTTTTTGTTTTTTCTTTTCTCTTTTTTCTTTAGCCCAATCTGGAACTTTAGTCATACCTAACTTTTCTTTTAAATCTCGTTCTTGGTATCCTTCCTCTGCTGATTTAAGTATCTGTTCTCTGGCCTTATCTTCTCTTCCACCCACATCTGATATAAGAGATAAATGAGGAGCAGATATAACTCTTCTAACATTAGGAGCCTTACACGGATAATCTCTTTCACTGATAGGTAAAAGTTTTTCAAAACGTTCTCCAGTTCTTGTGTTTTCATATTCGTATATTGGCATCAATCTTCTTTTATAATTTTAAAATATTTTTCTTGATAGTCGTTCAAATCTACTAAGTTATTTATTTTATTATCCTCTTTACATAATTGTACATACATATCTTTATCTGTCAACCATTTTCTTCCAGTCCAAAATTCAAAACCATCATATTTAGCTTTGTAAGAACTTGCTTCTTCATATGCATAAGATAAATAATATTTATCTATGTTGTTATCTATACACCATTTTATTTCAAACAATGTTGCGTATGTTCCTAGACCTAGCTTTTCATCTTCGTAGTTCCAAGCAAATTGTCCTGTTATAAGATGTTTGCCAAGAATCATTAACTCTGTAAAAGCTACTGGCTTACCTTTATAATTATAAACAAAGTATTTCCAATCTAAAGGGTCATCTCTCATAAACTCTTCACTTTCTTCTTCGTTATTTTTTTCGTGAAAGTGTTTATGTCTAATATATTTTTTATATATATCAGCCAAAGCATCTTTATCTGGATTACCTGCTATATCCACAGTTACATCTTTTTTATTTAATGTATACTTTTGTTTTTTACTAAAAGTAAATTTAGATAAATCTAATCTACAACTTCTAGCATTAATCCAAGTTAATTTATCTAGTTTAGTATAATACCAAGATAAAGGTATCCAACCATTGTTAAGAGCATAGTCATACTCATTTGGTTCAAACTCTCCTAGTATTAACGAATATATTAAATCGTAATTAGTAAGTTTACCCGCTATATGGTCAAAATAAATTTTCACTAAGGACGTTCAAACTGAGTCATATACGAGTCATCAGTTTTGGTGTCCTCTTCTCTAGTATTTTCTACTGTGTAGAAATTTTGGTCTATCTTGTATCCTGGATTCTCTACTAATCTTTCTTCCATAAATGCATCGTCATACCAAATCGTTCTATTGTTTGGATATGCAAAGAAGTTACCATCATCCATTCTAAACATGTGTGCACACTTATGTTCTGGGTCTTCACTAAAGTTTGTATCTAATATACCTGCTTTATTTTCCCATGCCCAATCTATTGTGAACATGTATGTGCCTTTTCTTTTTACACCTGTGTAGTCTACAAGTTCTGCTCTACAATTTGCTAATCTGTTTCTTCTGTTTACATCAACGTATGGTGAGAAACAATCCCAGTACATGTGTATATTCAAAGCATGCTTTGGTGCATCCTTCTTCCAACAAAATGCATGTATTGGTCTTCTTGTCCAATTCACACCATTAGGTAGTAAACACTCAAATAGTAATGCTCTTCTCTCTAAACTATTTACTGTATGCACATCCGCAAATGT